CAATTGAATAATCGCCGTGCATATAATTATAAAAGTAACATGACTTATTTACAACTCTTTCAGCCTGCCTTCTTGATGCATATATCTGAGCACCTAATAGACTTTTTCTCTTTCCTTTTCCGTATCCACCATAATATGTATTGTCTTTAAATTTTATTACAAATGCAGTTGCTTCATTCATAATTTTTCATCCTTTCATTTATTATATCATATTTTACAAAATTTGTCAATAATTTTTTCTAACTAGTCATTTAACTGTCATTATATTTCATCTTCTTTACCACAAAATCTGTAGTCTACTTCAGCTTTCACAAAGTTATAGTCTATATACCAGTCTGCATATTTCCTAATTAGACTTGCTCTTTCCATTCTAGTCTGCAACCACAATTCATCAGAATATGCACCCATCATTAAACCTTTTTCTCTTTTGTTCTCGTTATTCTTAATTTCATCTAGTCTATTAATTTTATCACTAAGTTCACAGTACTTTGCATAATCGTCATTAGAAAATTCATCAGTGTCAAAATACATTGGGACACCTCTTCCTTGCTTATCAATAGCTATGCCTATAAAAATTAATGACATTTAATATCTCCTTTGTTTTTGTTATTTACTAACTAGCCATTGTTCTGCATACTAATTATTATTCACTAGCCTTGAAATTATAAATAGGCTTGATGATACTCTGTATTTCAACTGTATCTTTGATATTTTCTACAATACTTTCCATAGGCTTGTATGCAAAAGCACTTTCATCAAGTGTACTATTATTTACACAACTAGTGTATATGCCTGTCATACTTTCTCTATAATCTTTCATAGAAATACTTTCTTTTGCTTTACTTCTTGACAGGATTCTACCAGCCCCATGAGGTGCACTATAGTTCCAATCTGAATTGCCTTTACCAATACATATTAAAGAACCATCTCTCATATTCATAGGTATAAGCACTCTTTCCCCTAGCTGAGCACTAATTGACCCTTTTCTTAAAATCATATTATCTGTATCAATATAATTATGAATTGTATCAAACTGCTCAACCTCGTGTAATTTAGCATACTTCAAAATTGTTCTTACAATTTCTGCTCTGTTATCTCTTGCATATCCTTGAACTAATCTCATATCATGAATGTAGTCATTAAAATTATCCCCATGTACATAGGCTAACTCATAAGGAACACTGCACTTATTCTCTTTGTAATTCTTATTAAACTCGTCTACTTTTTTCTGAATTTCCTTATGTCTACCATCTTTCTTAAGTTGTTCTATTAAAATTTTTAATTTTTCTTCTCTTGTTCCATTGTTACTTTCAGCCTGTAGTGTCTTATAACCTAAATCTTGGTAATATTCACACACAATTTTTCCAAGGTTTCTACTACCTGTATGCACTACTAGCCACAGATGCCCTTCTTCATCTTTATCAATTTCAATAAAATGATTTCCACCGCCTAGTGTACCTACACTTCTGTATATATAATCATCCTTGATTGCAGCTTTACCATAACACTTTAACTCTGTTAAATTCAATGAGGTCTTATCCTCTTTACTTTCAACGTTTATGGTCATTCCAGAAGGCACATATTTTCTTACTACACTGTCCAAATTAGGAAGGTCAATTCTATTCTCTTTTAATTTAACTGCAACCATACCACACCCAATGTCTACCCCAACAAGATTAGGAATAACCTTATCTTTCAAAGTCATTGTTGTACCAATCACACAACCTTTACCTGCATGACAGTCTGGCATTATTCTAATCTGACTATCTTTTATACACTCTTGGTTCAACAAATTATTTAATTGACTAATCGTTTCTTTATCAATGAGTTCTGTAAACACTCTGCACTCGTTATACTTTCCTTTAAGGTCTAACATAATTGTCCCTCCTTTAAATCTATACTTATGAGGTATACTATACATAAATTTACATTTATTTATTATTTCTTCTATATTCATATTTTACCAACTTGTTTATTTTATGTTATATTTTTCTATATACTTCTATAATATTTACATTTATCATTACACTGTAACACATCATCTGGTATGCTACCCTTATACATTTCACATGTCAATATTGAATGTAGTCTAACACAATTTGAACATTTACTTTGGTCTATACCAAGCCCATTCAATTTATACTTTTTATTTACACTTTTAATTAAGGTCTTGTTCTTTTTATCACTAGTCATACTTCTGCATCACCATTTACATCAAAAATAATCTTGATATATGAATATATCCATTTATAACCTATGATACTATTAAATTTCTATAAATGTATACCAATATATTATACAATGCTACTCTTTCATATCTAATTTATCTATTAAGAGTCATAACTATTATTCTTAGTCATTATCTTTCTCTAACTAGATACTTAAGAGTGTTCAGATAATCTACTATTCCACATAATTATTGCTTTATTATTTATGTCATTATCACTTTTATATATTACCTCATTACAAACCTTTGTCAGTTCCTCAAAATATTCATTATTACTACATATTATTCCAGATGTTGTTGGTCCTCTACTATGACATTTATTACATCTTACACTTACTGTCACTTTATTAAAATGTTTATAATAACCTTTTATAAGGTAGTTTACACTTTTACTCTTTGAATCTATTTTTAATTTATATCCACCACAAAATGGACAACTCTTTAATTCAATGTTATTCACTCTACAACCTCACACAGTATCTCAAAATATCCAAGCCCATTATCATTATTTTTATATGACTCTGATATAAATACTTTGTCCTTACTATACATACCATTTCTCTCGAGCTTGCTTAAATTCATTCCAAGAACACCATAAGACTTACAATCGTAGTTATCTTCAATACTCATAATTTCTTCAAGCCCTATATTATGCAAGCTTGTATTTACAATTCTACAACAGTCTAAATAATTCATACTTATTGGTAACTCTATAATACCATCCTTAATATATAAGGTATTACCACCAATTTTTAATGTACAATTATGTACCTCTACCTGTGTCTTAATTCTCATTTCTAAATTCCTCCCTCTTATTAAAAGTCTACATCATCATTATCATCATCTTCATCATCTGTATCTAATCTTATTTCAAGGTCACTAAAATAATAATTTATAGCCGTATCCATATCCATATCTTTATCTCTCATTATTTTATAGACCTCAACAGCATCATTTACGGTTATTTCATAATCCCCTAAAGCATATATACTCTTATCACAATTATACATTTTAATAAGTATGTCCTTTATTTCTTCTTTCTTTTCTTCTTCACTCTTTTCCTCGGTTATATTCTTTTCTTCTATGATATTCTTTTCTTCTTTCTTTTCCTTATCACTATTTTCATCTGTTATATTATCATATTCTTCAGTTGTATCAATTTCAACACTTTCTTCCTTATTTTTATTATTGATACTATCATCATCAATAACTGTATTATCTATTTCTTCTTCATTTTCTTCGCTATCTAAAGAGTAATCATTTATTACATCTTTACCCAACCATAATAAAATCTGGTTTCTTCTATCTTTATCAATGTTAGATAACTTACTTTTCTTACTCATTAAAAACCTAAGATAGCCCACTTCTTTTTCCATAGAGTTTAATACTTCTTGAACCTTATTTAATACAAACCTACTATAAGGTCTCATAACTTCCATTAAATTATCAAATTCTTCTTCACTGAGACTATCATTCTTTTCTATAGTCGGAATACTTAATAAAATATCCCTTTTATCAATCTCAATTTTCTCTCCACAATTTTCATTGAATACCTTAAATTGCTTAATGAAGGTCTCTTTATATCCTTTCTTATCATCACTATCCTTTATGCCCATAAACATCTTAGTATCACATAACCATTGTATTATATCATATTTCTTTCCGTCTATTTCTATATCATCAAAGATTTCATTTATTCTTCTTGCACTATAAATTATTCTATTCTTTCCACTAGATATCTTTATAACATTATCCGGATGGTCTTTATTCCATTTCTCAACACACCCCTCATAAGTCCTATGACCATTAGTCATATACTCAAAAGCCAACTCATTCATTATCTTTGAGTTCAACACCAAATTAAAAATACTCTCTAGCATACCTATACGAAAATCACTTTCGTATTCTAGGTCTATTACTTTATTTTCAATAACTCTATCTCTATTAAATTTACCATTAACAAAACAATCATTGTATACCTTATGAAGGCTTAAAAACATACTCATTTTATCATCGCTCCTTATCTATATAAATTTTCATTAAGTTTATTCCTTAAGTTGTTAAATTCATTTACACCTATTCTTTTTTGCACCACAAGGTCT